CCGTATTCTCATCTAAGATCGCGAAGTCTGTAATTAAATTATTAAACTCATCATACACTGATTCTTCTGATAGAATTATTCCAACACCACTACCTGTTTCTATTCCGATCGGTCTAGCTTGGAAGAACTGACCACCAACACCATGTTGATTAACCATTGTGTCACCATCTTCATAAAGTAGTGTTCCACCGTCTTCCGTTAAGATTAATTGTTTTGTTGAGGATTCTATTCTTATAATGTCTTCTATGTCACCAGAGTTACCATCTTCTTGTCCGAGATAAATACTGGATTCAGTTGTACTGATATCTGTCATTACACCACGAACAATCGCCGTAGCATCTATTCGTAATCCGTCTCTATCTGATAGAATAACGGAATCTCCTACTTCGAAAGTTCCTACATGAGGTAATATTAATTCTAATTCGTAAGCGTTATTTAAATCATTTGTTCCACCCATTCCTGATGAATCATTAATGAACGCTGAGGATATAACTAGATTGGAACCACTTAGTTTTTTAACTTGTCCGTTTTTATAGTTAGTTAAATCCGATGTACTGAAAAGTCTCATAACCGTTGGTTCTGAGAATTCTGACTCGGATGATTTAATTACATTGTCGCCAGGGAAGACAACTTCAGCTTCCAATCCATATAGTATTCTGAATAGAAATTCGTATGATTCCTTTGTACCCTTAGCGAGGTATAGTTCTTGTACATGCTTTTGTAGTAATCTTTTATTCGCCAATACATCTCTGTCAATGAACGGCATAAAGTCTCTTCTGAAATACTCTAAGAAGTCTCCAGAAGTTTTATCTACATCTGCATATGATAATAAGTTGTTCGCTGCTTGTAATGGACTAGCAACAAACGATGCCACTTTGGCAGTCATTCCAGATATTTTTCCCGTGATCGTCTCATTAATATCAAACTGGGATTCTGAAAATTGTTCAATATAAAGGTTTGAACTTGTACCTATAACATCAATTCTTCCTATAGCACCTGTAGTAGAACCTACTACGAATTCATCTTTCTCAAAAGATGTCTTTTGTTTACCACCAGAATCGATATCGATTTCATAATTAAATTTAGCAGAGGGTATAGAAGACGGAGCATAAGTACCTGACTCTTGTAAAAGATTACCTCTTTCACCAGACTCATTAAAGGCCTCTCCTGCTATTGTTCCGTCTTCTAATCCAATGTAATCAATGTCAGCACCTTCCTTATAAAACAGCTGTCCTTTTTCTAAAAACTCAAAATAAGATTTTATAAAAGAAACAAACCGAGGTCCATCTTTCCGATAATATTCGGGAAGAAGTTCCTCGATCTGGTCAGCTATTCTGTCATGGAAAATAGGCATTGATCAATAATTACCTTACGCTACTGCGTATGAATTACCACCAACGATTATCCAGCTAGACAATGTACCTGAATACATTAGAAATACTGAATCACCAACGGCGTTCAAAGTAATAGTTGTTCCACCTGTGAAAGCTGCTGGTGTAATTCTGGAAGTACCAGAGTTACTTAGAGCTTTTAGGTAAATGATCTTTAACTGACCTGCTACACCTGCTGCTAGTGACAAATCGTCATTCGCTGCTGATACAGTATGGTTAGAGATCGGTGTTACTACAGACGCTGCCTGTGAGTCACCTGTTTTAGCATCTTCTGCTTCGGCGAACGCGATGAAATCTGGTAAGTAGTTCAAGAAATTCGATACTGAAAGTTTCTTGTTTACTGGAGTTCCAGAAGGGTCATCAATTACATGAAGAAGGTCTTCACCTGCTACTGCTGTGCTTAAATCCGTAAGCGCGGTTATTTTTTTATCTGCCATTTTTAGTTTCCTCTTATTAGCATTATTAGAACCCCATTACTGGGGAATTTTACTCTATGCATATACATAGATCATTATGAAGAGTAACTAGATGAGGTTGTATAACCAACACCAGCACTCGTTTCACCACTAGCTACTGTATCTGATACACCTGTAACAGATATTTCAGAAGCTGTGATATCCAACAATTGATTCTTAGTCGAAATGACATCATTTGAACTAGGAACAACTGTGAAATTTATTGTAGTGTCTGTATTAGAAGTTGAACTATAAGTCAACGAATTAATACTTACGACACCAGTTGAATATATTACTGTACCTGCTGTGTTATCAGAGTACACTCTTGTTGATCCGTTTAGATAATATCTTCTCATATTACCATTACCGTCATCATCAAAGAAGTAGTTATTTGAATCACCACTAACAAAGAACCCTGTAGTTGTGATTACACCACCACCGGCTGTATTGTGTCCTGAGTGTGGATTGTATAAAGCGTTACCAAAGTCTAAACTAGTTGATGTAGCCGTTCCGTCAACTACAGTATTATAACTCTTTCTTAGTTTAACATTCGTAATGTTTGATAGTAGAGAAGTTTCTGAACCATCTATCTGTGTGGATAGTTGTGAATGTCTGAACAATGTATCAAATCCTGAAAGTTGATTCTTATCATAAGAAAGTATTGATCCCCTGACCAAGGTCTCTAAAGCTGATTTAGTTTGTGAAGTTTTAGTTGGATCGTATTTGAAAGATGTTGATAATAATATTTGTAATATTTCAGCGTCTACAATTTCAGGTCTTACTGTTAGAACACTAAGATTTGATAATGAAGTCTTGAGTGATGTCTTCTCAGCTGTTGTTAAATTATTTGAATATTGAGAAGGTTTTAAAGCTACGAATACTTTACCGAATTGTTTAGGTATGTTATCTTCTCCACCCCATACAGCGATTGAATCTGCTCCAGGATAAAGTTCTTGTAACTTAGCTTTATAATCTTGTACTGTAACTAATCTATTCTGTGATGTATAGAATTTAGAAGCTGAGAATTTAATCTGATCTGTTGTCTCAATGTCTTTACCACCTGAAGCACTTACTGTGTTTGTGAAAGTAACATTAGAGTTACCATTAACTGATGTTGACATAGAAAACACAGATGCCCCATTAGCATGCTCGGTATCTGTGACTAGGTATGAAATAGTTATTTCATCTCCGTCTTTTGGAGATGCCCCGATTACACCATCTCCGAAATAAACTTCGAATAATCCTTCATCGTTTTCTTGAAGATAGAATACATTGGAAGTAGATTTGATTCCTGTAAGATCACCAGCTTTCTTCCAAGAAGTGACTGTATTATTAGAGGTTATATTTATGGATATGGTTGAAGTATCTACATTTGTATTTAACATCGAAAATCTTTGATTTGATACTTGTCCGTCAAATCGATATATATCAGATGTCAAACGACCTTGATGAATATCTAAATTATCAAAGGTGAAGGTGCCACTGTTTGGTGAAATTGTTTTGTTCTCTAACGATATAAAGGTATAGGATGTTCCGTCAAATACTGTTGTAAATTCGTGACCTCTGTTGATGGTTAATGACTGAGGTGTTACACCACTGACTTTAGGATTGTTGACTGTTAGATCGAAGGTAGCTTTACTCGCAGTTCTTGAAGACGGTGTGTAACCTAATTCTTTGGCTCTTGATACAACATTTTTTCTGATCTGTGCTGTGTCCAAGAACATTTCTGAAGCAACCATGTTAGCGTTGAACGCTGAAGTATGTGCTGAATAGGCTAGTAAGTCTATAAGTACAGAAAGGTTTGATCCTTCAAAGTCATAGTCTTTTAAAATAGACTGACCTTTTAGATATTCTTTTAAACTAGCTGATACTTGATCAAAGTCTAAATCTGTTATGTTAATATTTGAACTGTTTATCGTTGCCATTATCTTACTCTCTGTAATGTTACATTTAATTCTTGTGGTAAAGGACTATTAATTATAGTGAATAACATAGTTAAATTTAAAGAATTACCATCCACTGAAGTGAGAACATCAGTAACTTCAGCCCTCGGTTCGAACTGTCGGATCACCTTTATAATATCCTGTTCTAATACCACTCTATCTGTGGTCATTGTACCCAATTCAAATAACATACCTCTTAGATTAACGCCTATATTCGGTTTGAATGGACGCTCATATAAATTTGTAGATAGTAAATTCTTTATACTTCTTTTAATCGCATTAATATCATACTTGAGTGTCAAGTCTTTGTTATTAGGATGTAGAGTCATATTGATATCTATATCAGAGAACCATCTTCGTGATACTCTCGAACTTTGGTTCTTACTATTAAATTGGGCCATATAGTTATTTATGTCGGAAGTACAGCTGTAGTTGATGTACCGACCGTTATATCTTCTGAAAAACTTAGATCGATTGTCTTTGGAAATCCTAAGATGTTTAAGAAGTCACAAAATGTAAATGTGATAAACTCTACTATAGCTCCTAATCCGATAGCTTCAAAAAATGCTGTAACCTTTTCCATCCATTTTGTGAGTAAGTATCTCGGCCAATTTACTGAAAAGTCTCGAGCTCCCTCCATCAATCGTTCTATTTTTCTTTCAGCTGACTCGACTTTCTCTGTAATCTTACCACCAATCAATGATAATAAATCAAATCCCGCTAGTTCAATTCCCTCTAGTTCTTCTATCAAATCAGCGTACGAAGCTTGTCCCTTTTCAACTTTCTTTTTCCAAGCTTCAGTTACTTTTTGTAATATTGATTCTACATTTAAGTCAACTAGTGGTAGTGGAATATCTGGTAATCCTAACGCGTCCCATATCTCATCAAACAGTTTAATTAACGCTTTGAAAGCATCAGCTAATAGACCAGTCATACCACTATTAATCTTACTACGAATGTATGACCATATTCCTTCAGCTTTAAGTTCAGGATTTTCAAATCCAAACTCTCCGTCCCAGAATTTATATGACTCTGGTAACATATCATAAAACTTATCAAGTTCTTCAGATATTTGTGTTTTAATTTTAGTTATTTCTTCAGCTGTAAATATTTTTAGTATATCAATCTCTATACCTAGAATAGTCAACTCAAAACTTATAGGAGTTAGTTTACCGATTAACTCTAAGAACTTCTGTTGAACATACATAGGATAATCTTGGGTCAACCTTGTGATCATTATTTCCCATTCCATTTCAGGGATTTCTATTTTTTTAAATTTAGGATCATAGATTGATAATAGTTCTCTGACTTCATCTAAGATATCTTGAATTTGTTTACCTACTTCTTCTTGTCCGGCGAGTATTAATTGAGAAGGTAGATTAGCTAACTGACTGAACATATTAACTAAATCACCTTTAGTCGGAAGTATAACTTTAGGACATTCTAGTGGTGGAATAACTATAGGCGTGACTGTGAATGTAGTCGCCATTATGCGTTCAACTTAATCTTCGGAGCTACCATTGAGATATCACCTTTTGATGTTAACTTAGTTTCACCGTCAACTGTTACATCAGCATCACCTGTGATATTGACTGTAACATTACCACTTATAGTAACTGTATCATCTCCTAATACAACTGAGTACTTATCTTTAACGACTTTCTCTACATAACTTCCGTCTTTATCAATCTCTACTCTTGTACCTGTTCTATGATATAAATGAATTCGTTCAAAGTCTGGTGTATCATCTAATTCTAACACATGACCTGATTCTGTTTCATGAACATGATTGAATGGATATTTAGGTTTGATGTGTCGTATAGGTGTTCCATATTCAACAGCTTGGGATAAACCACCAAGATCACCTAAAATCCGATTAACTAAAGAGGCCTGTTTGGTAACTAATTGTTTTCCTTCACCGTCAACTAATTTAATTACTGGATATGTTTTATCGTCATAGTCTCTAGCTAATACATTGACATCGGAAGTACCTAAATATTCTCGTTTAGGATATACTTCACCTTTTGTTTCTCCATCTCTTCTAGGTGATTTATCTAAAGCTAATGTCAATCCATAATCCCTATTAATATGTTTAGGACTAGTACCATCAGGATAATCTTTTTTATTATAATCTGTCGCTGTCCCTAAACGAGGATCATTAAATCCATCTTTAGTTGTTCTAGGCATTTCTTGGAAGATTCTTGTTCCATTAAAATTATCAATTGTTTCATCTATTCTATAAAAATGTTGGGGGACTCCGATAAACGATCCCATGATAACCGCTGACTGCATTTCAGGTCCATCACGATAGAATCCCATTACAGAACTTCCCTCTACAAGACCATGTGTTGTAGTTCCCAATCCTGATAACGAGGGGGATGTTGATGGCATCAATACTTCTGACCAAGGTAGATCAGGTGTAGCTATCATTTGTTTGTCTTGTGTATGGGCTCCGTGTATTCTAACACGAACTCTATTTAAAAATAATGGATCGTTTCTGTCTTCGACAATACCAGTAAACCAATTAAACCCTTCTTTACCTTGATACATTATTCCTCTACCTCACCATAATTTATAATAGTTGTTTCCATGTTATTAAGAAGTGAATCTTTAATACATTTAATATTTGTCTTACATTCAGTCTTAGTTAGGGTCCACCTAATTTCTGTGATCAAATGATCACCATTATAAAAGACAGGATCATCATTCTCCTGACCAGGATCAGGTAATGGTATGTCCAAATTAATAAGTTGTCCTACTGAAATATCTGTTCGGGCTGATAACACGGCGTTAAGTGTATGATACTCTAATAGTTGTTTAGTCGCGTTACGGAACTGGGATGAACCCAAGTGTGTCATGTGATCAGCTTGGTGAATGTTATTTTTATCATCATTGACAAAAGAAGAGTCACTTGTTAACATACAAAAACTATCGGGGTATGAACTAATTGGTTTACTAGTGGATATGAGTTGTTTAGTAACATCTCCCTTTTCATCAACAGCATCTCCAGCATAAAGTGTTTCAGGTAGTGTACGAACAAACGGATGTTCATCAATAGAATCTTTCGATCCCCCAAAATGTTTTTCTAAGAAACTATATGTCTTTTCTGTATAGAACTTATAAGTATTATTTATAGTAGTTTGTTTAGAACCCCAAAGACCATTAATAATACCTGAAAATACATCAGCGTGTTGTGTCACATTATAATTTAATATCTTTCTACCCTGTCCATGAATACCAGTGGTAGAATCGAAATTTACATCCCTACCATCATTCATAGTGGCTGCAGCGTATATAAATGGTCTACCCCCACCATATTTCTGACCCATCATAGTTTTCATTGATTGTAATCTATACCCACCAACGGCAGTCTGATAAAAGAAGAATGAATCTTGAATTCCACTAGTTGAATCATCACCTTGTGCTTGTTTACATAACCAATTGATTGTATGATTAACCGACCAATTAGGAATCACAACATGATAATTATCCCCTTGGGATTGTTCTCTAGCTTCAAAATAAGGTTGTAGTTTGTGATCAACTTGTTCATAAACTATTCCTAAATGTTCTACTGCTATCTTGGTAGCAATATCACTCAAAGAACCTCTCAAGGCCTGACTAATTTTTTTTCTTCTAGATGTTATTAGTTCAGGAGAACAAAAATGAATTCTTACGGATTGTATATCATCACCACTTCTCTGTATATCATCTATTTTGTATATTCTAAATAACTGATCGATGGTGTCCTGATCTTCGGTTGTCGTGTTACCCCCGACATCATTTTGTCTGAATCTTAATCGTAATGATTCCTGACCAAACAGTTTAGCGGTATCTAGGAACGCCGTGGCATCCGCGACTGAGAGATCACCTAATAAAAAATTTGAAGTAATTGATTCATATAGATTAAGCCTGACAAAGGTTTCCCGAATATCGAAACCATCACCTTCATTGTTGACTATTGTTAATACTTCTAACTCATAACTACTAGGGTTAATAGTATTAATACCTTGGGCTGACCCATAAGAATTTTGTTCACCCATATTTAATCTCTTATAATTTCAGTAAATTCTTTGATGACTTTACCTATGTATTTAGGTTCAATATATCTTATTAAATGTTTCTCTTCGTTTATATCTAATTCATATCTCAAATTTGATACAGGAGTGTTACCTGTTGATACGGTAGTCAATAAACCTTTTGAATCTATGTAATGATGAATCCCATCTTGTTCTCTTAATACTGATAATACTGTAAAACTTTTTAATGACTCTGAACCTACTACTGTGGTATTTGTGAATGTACCTGTAACACTGTTTAAGATGATTCTGTTGTTTGTTGGATCGATCTTTGTTACTACTCCTGTAGCTCCTGAAGATGATTGGGTTACAGTCTCACCAGTTAGAAACTTAGATGAAACTCCTGTTGTGTGATTATGTGAAATAATGTCTGTTGGTACTCCACACTTTAATACTGTACCTGAATATTTTCTGTCTACAAATTTATTAAAGAGTTGATTTGATTTTGGCCAATCGTTTAAGTCTTGTAAATTTTCATTGACTAAAAAGAATGTCCAATACAGTGTACCATCTCCATATAGTTTGGATGCTACAACATCAGGTCTCTCACCTTCTGTTATACGATAATAATTATATCCTGATATCCCTTCTTGTAGATAACTCCATACTGATACTTTACGAAATAAATCTTTAGCTTGGTAGTACTTACCATCACTTTTAAAATCGTAATTAATATTCGGTATATTCTTGAAAAATCCTTGTGCCATTTTTTAATATCTCCTTGAAGAACCAGTAAACGGCTCTTCAACCACGGCCGGTTTAGCGTCCTTCATAGCTTGCAACAATCCAGTTGCTGATAGTTTTTTCTGTGCAGGTACTTCAACTGCTGCCACATAGGTCTTATCAGTAGATGTGGAAGAGCTCTTTTGGAACGCAGCTAACTTTTGAGAATCTTCAGCCACAGTTTTCTGACCACCAGTTTGAATGTCATCATGTGAACCTCGTTCTTGAGTTCCCTCTCTAAGACTATTACCAGCGTTTCTAAACCCTGATACTCGTGTATCATATCTATCTCTATCTAAAGTAACTAGTTCTGTAAACGATAGACTAAGTCCAACTGCCTGTGGAGCTCCATCATTCATCCGTTGATTACCATTAACCGCATAGTTTACTTTAACATCTGAACAAGCTGAGACCATAGGAAAGTCAACCCAATCTTTCATTGGTCCATGATATCTGACGGCCCATTCAGTAGGAAATGTATGTCTTCGACCGTTCGCTCCCGTTCTACCTGGTAAGGATTCACTCTTGAATGCATATAGGATTTTTTGGATTTCCACTGAGTCAGCACTACTTTCGGGGTAGAAAGTAAAGTCATATGAAAATGTTCGAAAGTTTACCCCCTGAAATAGTTGAAACTTCATAGGATTTATTGTTTGACCAACTTTAGATTTTAGAATTTTTAATGGACCTACATCGTTTAAAGACATCCTCAGCATATCTTCGATAGTATCCCTTTTCCCTTCACTCAAGACAGCCTCAGCGAGGCCTCGATCTCCTTCTTCATACGATAGAGATATATCATCTTGTATGACATCTGGTACATAGAGAAAAATATCATACAATTCATCATTTGGTGTGGGATTCTTTCTTTCTAAAGAACGGAAATGAATATAGTTTTGTAAATTACTTGGTTGATTATTCTCGGTGGCCCAATTCGTTGGAAATCTAAGTGGTGGATTTTTAATAATGCTACACCCATCGGCTGGGACCCTTCCCTCAAGACCCTTAGCTCGAGATTCTCTATTCTTTTTTTTAGCTTCTAAAATCTCTGTGGACATTTCAGGTATATTTGATGTACGAATTCCTGTAGCACCTGTGAGTAGATCAGATATACCATCGGAGATTCTTTGATCAAAAGAATTTGATAAACTTCCAATACTACCAAACTTACTTGATATATTTGAAATGATATCATTCTTATCCCCTTCGACTGAACCTATATAGTTTGAGACTGATTTTCTTGTTTTGTTAAATGCCATATTATTACTGTTGTTCTCGGTTGTATAAATACTATATAGTTATTTATGTCTTATAAAGGAAAGT